TGGGGGCTGGTCGGTTCGCAGGCCGGCGAGGCCGCGTCGGAGATTGTCGCCGTTGACTCGCCGCAATAATCCCTTTCGATGTCCTGCAAGGTTCCCCTCTGGTTGGTGCGCGTGGCTGGCAGGCTGGCAATCGGGGCCAGAGGGGAGCCCCCGCTTGACTCCCGCCCAAAGGGTAGGAAACAATGGCATCCGCGTCCGGCATCTTCATCGGCCTCACCGAGTCCGACATCCTCGCAATCCGCGACAAGGCGGTCGCCATGCTCAAGGAGGGGAAGACCATCATGAGTTATTCCGACAGCGGGACGAACGTGAACAAGCAGTTCGTTATGCCCGTCCGCGAGGTGTTGGCCGAGTGCAAGATGGCGCTTCAGCAACTCGACCCCGCGACCTACGGCTCCCGCGTGACCGTCATCCGCACCGACTGGAGGCAGTTCGACGGCTTCTGATTTATGCCCCGCAAGCCCGCAATCAAGGTTCCCGTCCCGAAGGCCAAGGCCGCTAAGGCCCCGAAGGCCCAGGGCTACAACGGCGGCAACGGCGCCGGCTACGAGTCGACTCGGTTCACGGGTCGCCGCTCGTTCCTTTGGCTGTCCCCGGCGCAAGACCAGCGGCGCGACCTGACGCCTGCGAAGCGCGGGGAGATGCTGCGGAAGCTCCGCTGGGGCGAGCGCAACTCGGGGATGGTTCGCCAGATCGTCGGCGACCTCGTCCTCTATTCGGTTGGCGACGGCTTCCGGGCTCAGGCCCACACCGCCGACGCGGCTTGGAACGCAACGGCCGAGGCTTACTTCAAGGACTGGTCTCGCCGCTGCGACATCACGGGCCGCTTCTCCTTCGACGACGTGCTCCGCATCGCCGAGCGCCGCTGGGTCTTGGACGGCGACTTCTTCCTCGCCAAGGTTCGCAACGGTTCGGGCGAGGCGAAGTTGCAGGGCATCGAGTCACACCGCGTCGGCGACCCCGACGGGCAGGTGCCGGATAGGATGCACGACGGCGTGCTCTTCGGGGCGTTCGGCGAGGTGGTCGGCTTCAACATCTACCGAAGCGACGGCTCGTCCCGCGTCATCCTGGCTAACTCGATGATGCAGGTCTACGACCCCGAGTTCATCTCGGGCGCCCGCGGCCTGCCGCTCCTCCAGCATTCGCTTAACGACATTCAGGACGAGATGGAAATCCTCGCCCTTGAGAAGTCGGCGGTGAAGGACGCCGCCGAGATTACCCGCGTCCTGAAGAAGAACGGCGGCGAGTTCGGCCCCGACCTAGCCTCCGAGCTGGCGAGCAACCCGCAGGCCGGGGACGCCTTGGGCGTCGGTCTGGGCGGCAAGTTCATCGCCCTCGAGCCGGGAGAAGACCTCGTCTCGTTCCAGTCGAACCGCCCCTCTCCGACCTTCAACGGCTTCCTTGAGGCCATCCAGCGGGACATCGCCCGAGGCATCCTGCCTTACGAGTTCACGAACGACCCCTCCAAGATTGGCGGCGCGGTGGTTCGCTTGGTGGTCGCCAAGATGGATCGGGTCGCCTCTCGGCATCAGCAAATCCTCATTGACCAAATCTGCAACCCGACCTGGGGCTACGTCATCGGCGACGCCATCGCCCGCGGCGAGTTGCCTGACATCGACGGCTGGCAGAAGGCGTCCTGGACGACCCCCAAGCGTGTCACCGTGGACGCTGGCCGCGAAGCCGCCAACGACCGCGCCGATATCGAGATGGGCTTGATGTCCATGTCCGAGCTCTACTCGCAGCGCGGGATGGACTTCCGCGAGGAGATGGAGAAGCGGGCCGCCGACATGGCGTTCATCCGCGACCTCGCCGCCCGCAACGGGATACCCTTCGAGCTTCTGTTCAAGCAGACAAACACGCCCCCGGGCACCGTCTCGGCGGCGTCGACAACGCCCACCCCTTAATCATCATGCGCTTCCTCACCAACGCTTTGAAGGGCCGCGAGCCCCTACTCATCGACCCGTCCCGAGCCGCCGACCACGCGGAGGCCGCGGCCAACGCCGGCGCGCTGGAGGACACGCTGAAGATGGTCTTCGGCTCGAAGCCCGAGGCTTACAAGGCCGGGCGAGTCGGCGTCATCCCGCTTAAGGGCGTCATCGGCAAGGGGCTGTCCCGCCTCGAGGCTTTGACCGGCGGGGCTGACTTGGACGAGTTCACCTCGGCCCTCGAGATGATGGAGGAAGACCCCGAGGTCTCGGTCATCGTGGTCGACATCTCGTCCCCTGGCGGGACTGTCACGGGTGTCGAGGAGGCCGCCGCGGCCCTCGCCCAGTCGAGCAAGCCCACGGTCGCCTTCACGGCCACCGAGGCCGCGTCCGCCGCCTACTGGATCGGCGCCGCCGCCGACCGTTTCGTCGCCACCCCTTCGTCCACCGTCGGCTCCGTCGGCGTGTACATGGCAATCCCCGACTACTCCAAGGCTTTCGACATGGCCGGGGTCAAGATGGACGTCATCAAGTCCGGCACCCTCAAGGGCGCGGGCATCCCCGGCACCTCCCTCTCCGACGCCCAGCGCGCCGACCTCCAGGAGCAGGTCAACGCCATCCACGCCGAGTTCCGCGCGTCCGTCCGCAGCAAGCGCCGGATGGTCAAGGACGAGGACATGGAGGGTCAGGTCTTCTCCGGCCGGCAGGCCGCGAGCAAGGGACTTGTGACCGGCCTCGGAACGAGCCTCGCCGCCCTCGTCGCCGAGCTGAACGGCTGATGGCTGTCGACGTTCCCAAGTTCATTTCGGACAACGCCCGCCGCGGCCTCGAGTACAACCGCGAGGGCAAGGGCGGGGAGGGGCTGACCGACAAGACACTCCGCGAGGCCCGAGAGATGGCCGACGGCTCGGTCTCCGAGGACAAGGTGCGGCGCATGGGGCCGTGGTTCGCGCGTCACCGCGTGGACATGGAAGCCCCCGCGAACGACCCCGGCAGCGAGGACTTCCCCGGCAAGGGCGCGGTCGCCTGGCTGATCTGGGGCGGCTCGACCTCCGGCGACATCATGGATGCGGCGAAGTGGGCGGAGCGCACCGTCGAGCGGCTTGACCGCGAGCGCGAGGAGTCCGCGAAACTTGACACTGCTCCCAAGGGTAGAAACAAAATGGACACCATCGAAGCCCGTCTCGCCGCCGCCCTTGAGGGCATGGCGGCCAAGGATGCCGAAGTCGCCGACGCCCGCGCCACCGCGGAGAGCGTCGTCTCCGCCAACCTTGAGCTCATCGAGAAGCTGAAGGTCGCCGAGGACAAGCTCGCCGCCATCGAGGCCGAGAAGGTTGCCCTCGCCGCCAAGGTCGAAGCCGCCGCCGAGACCGCCGTGACCGCCTCCGAGGAAGCCGCCAAGATCGCGGCCTCCGTCGGCGTTGCCCCCGTCGAGACCAATCCCGCCGTCGACGCCGCCCCCAAGGCTGACGTCCTCGAGACCTACCTCGCCCTCTCCGGGCAGGAGCGCGCGGCCTTCTTCGCCGCGAACCGCAACGCCATCATGGGCGCGCTTCGCAAGTAATTTTCCCCCAAACCCTCACCCCCTAATCCTAATCCATCATGGCTAACTCCATCCAGGCCGCCCCCGCTGTCCTCGCCGACGGCGTGATCGCGTCCCTCAAGAACAAGCTGCCCGTCCTCCGCTCGATGAGCCGCGTGTTCACCTCCACCCCCCAGGCCTCCGGCAAGACCATCCAGGTGCCCCTCATCGGCTCCTCCACCGCGACCGAGTTCGGCGCCTCCGGCTACCTCTCGCAGGATGACGCCACCGTCACCAAGGCGGACGTCACCCTCAAGCACTTCAAGGTCTCGACCCGCGTCGACCCGCTCAACATCAAGGAGTACGGTGCCGGCTTCTTCATCGATAACTTCACCGTGACGGCCGCCAACGCCCTCGCGCAGAAGTGCATGGACGAAGTCCGCGCGATCATCACCGTCGCCAACTACTCCTCGGACGTCGTCTCCGGCGCCGCCCTCACCTACGCCGAAGTCCTCTCGGCCAAGAAGACCCTCGACGACAACCAGGCTTCCGAGCCCCGCGTCCTCGTCCTGAACAACAAGTACACCCAGGACATCCTCGGTGACTCGACCATCGTCGGCGCCAACGGCTTCGGAGCCGAGGTCATCCGCACCGGCCGCGTCGGCACCCTCGCCGGCGCCGAAGTCTACCAGTGGAGCAACCTCGCTGCCACGCAGGATCTCGCGGGCTTCATGGCTGGTGCCGACTCCATCGCCGTCGCCGCCGCCCTCCCCTACACCGAAATCCCCGGTTGGGAAGTGGCCAACGCCGTCGAGCCCGACACCGGCCTCGGCGTCCAGGTCATCGTCGGCCAGGAGCAGTCCGGCTACCTCAACGTCACCGCGACCCTGCTCTTCGGTGCCGCTGTCGGCCGCGCGTCCTCGCTCGTCCGCTTCGAGTCCACGGTCTAATCGACCCGGCAACGGACTTGGGGGCCCCTACGGGGGCCCTCTTTTTTTGACATCCTCCCAAGGGTAGATGAAGACCAGCGAGCTAATCGAGGACGCGAAGGACATCGTCGGCGACATGGCCGACCTCGCCCAGACCTGGACTGCGGTTGGCGGGACGCCTTCCTTCCAAGTCCTCATCGACGGCCCGAACATCACGCAGGACTTGGGGGCCGGGGGCTTCGTGGACAAGGTCTCGCACAACTGCCGGGTGGTCGCCGCGACCTCCTCGTGGACTACGGCCTACGGGGTCGCCTGCGCCGCGGCCGTCTCCTCGGGAGCGCCTGTCGCCGCCCTTGCCATCGGCAAGACGCTGGTGGCTACCGAGCAGGGCAACCGCCAATACCGCATCGAGGGGTCGACCTACAAGCCCGGCTCCGCGTGGGTCGAGCTGATGGTGCGAGCCCAGGACGACCGGTGATCTCGCTCAACCTAGTCCCGAAGAAGACCCTAATCTACGGAGACTTCAGGGACTATCGGCGCTATCTCCGCACCCTTCGCGGCGACCTGTTGAAGCAGGAAGCCTGCTTGACGGCTAGGGCGGCGCTCAAGTTCGCCCCTCCGCTTGTCGAGGGCGGTGGTAAGGGCGACACGGCTGCGGCCGGCAGAGCAGGCTCCGAGGCGGTGGCCGCCGACATCAAATCCATCTTCGCCACTCCCGGCTCGACCCTTTCCTCGGTCTTCTCCGGGTCGCGGGCCTCGCGGGCGAACTTCATCAAGTGGCGCCAGAAGGAAGCCCCGAAGAACGGCACCTCGCTCCTTCGCTCCCTGCACAGCGACGACGACGAGGAGCGCGCCTGGGACGCCTCGCGGGCGATTTACTCCAACCGCCAAGGGCGGCACCACACCGCCGACAACATCGGCCAGATGGCGAAGATGCACCGGGCCGAGCGCCGCAAGGGCGTGGTTCGCCGCACCGGCGGCCCCTCGCACGACGTCCGCCGCTACCCCCACATCGTCCGGCAGGCTTTGCTCAACAAGTACATCAAGCTGCGCCAGAAGGCGGTCGGCAAGCTGAAGGCCGGCTGGTGGAAGATTATCAACACCTACGGCCGCAACCTGACAATCTTCGGGCGCACCGCCGACGCGGGGGCCAAGGGCCTGCCGTCGTACATCACGCGGCACAGCCTCAACACGGGCACCTTGCTGTCCATCGACACGGACAGGGTCGGCCGCATCACCATCCGCAACGAGATCGGCGACGCCGACGGGGCTGGGATGAGGGCTGACACCACGGTTTTCGTCCTCAACTATCGCCGCAATCAGATTGCCTCGCGGCCTCCGCAGCGGCACATCAATCGCCTTGTCCGAAACTGGAACAACAGCCAGCGTCCAGGCGCCTAACTTATGGGAACAAAATCCATCCGAGAAATCATCGAGGGGGCCATCGCCGCCCACCTCGCCGCCCAGACCGAGCTC